CCTGCGCTCTAGCTCTTTCTTGCATGCAACCCACTTGTCAGATAGTGGGAAATTCTCGCAATGCGTCTCAACATACTTAATGAGTTTTTCATCTGACTGCATCTGGATCTGTGTCATAGCAATATCGATTATAGTGTTTAATACATAGGTACTATCTCATAGGCTTGTGTTCTGCCTATGCCATCTACCCTGATAAGAAGATCGCCATTAGCCTCGTCAAGAATAGGCTTTTTGCCTGCCTTTCTGCTGCACTCTGCAATATATCTCAGCTCGCTCAGCGCATCTTCTTCTGTCAAGCATACACAAACTGTATTCTTCACTTCTGTTGACCAATCTAAACCGATTGAACAAGTGATAGCGTATTGTATCTTTCTCATAGCAATATCTGTTTAATTATGAATAAATCTCTTTGCAATCAGCAACCTTAATAGGGTCAAAGTACATATCGCGTTCAACCTTAAGACAACCCCACACTCTCAGCGACTGAAGCTCAGAAAGGCTGAAATAACCCCTTTCAAGTTCTCTGCCATTATCTACTATGCCAAAGAACAAATAATCGCCATTTGGCTGTTTCTGCGCCTCAAGAACGTACCATGTGTAGTTAGCAAGAAAGAACTTGCACACGATAGTTGCGTTGTTACCTTTACCATCCTGTGAATAAAGAGGGTACTTTGAAAGTCTGTTCTCGATCTGCTTAGTAATGAGTTTCATAATATAGGTTTTTATATGTTTGACTTTAGCTCTTGTTTCATTTTGGTATTGCAAATGTAGGCATAATTAAATTAACTTGCAAATAAAAATGAAAATATCCTAAAACTTTTTCGCAAAATATGTTATTCAAACTAAATTTTACTATCTTTGCGTCATAAAATATATTTAGACATGACTACATTAAGAGTAAAAGAGATTTGCAAAGATCGCGGCATCACTCTCGCAGAACTCGCAAAGAGGATGGACATATCTGCATCTGCACTAAGTCAGAACTTGAAGAAGCCTTCTTACGAAACGTTGGAAAAACTATCAATGGCTCTGAAAGTTGACGTACCAGAATTGTTTGCAACCTCCAAGTCGCACATCAACTGCCCTCATTGCGGAAAGCCGATTGAGATCACACTGGGAGCAAAATAAAAGGAGCTAGGTCATTCGCCTAACTCCCTCCTCAGTGCTGCATCTACCAAGTCGCTGAACGATATACCCCTCCGCTTGGCTTCTGCCTGTGCATTTTGCTTTAGAACTCCGTCAACCATCAACGTTGTCGTGATACGAGGATGATCCCCCTTAATGTGACGTCCAGCACCCTCTCGTGCTCCGCCCCTCTGCTTCTCGTTACTTCCCATAGTTGGATTTTTGAAAGTAATTAAATATCTTTGTAGCAGATAAAAATATAAACCCCCAATCAGGCAGTGGTTGCGACCCACTACCCGAAAGGCGTTAGGCTACATCTATTCGGTGTAACTAATCTGGATACTGAACTTGATCAGCCCCCAGACTAACGCAAATGTGATAGTTTTCTGTTTTACCATAACATTTGGGGTTTCATAATGGGGCGTTTATTCGCCCCGGATAAGCATCCCGAAATGGGGTGCTTTTTTCTACCCTACCTTCAAAGAACTTATACAAATATAGTCATTTTATTTGAATTATCAAATATATTTTCAAACTATTTTGCAAGAAAAAAGGCGAGGATCGCTCCCCGCCAGACACACAATATTTGAAAACACTACTCCACAACAGGAGTAACTCCGGGTTTAACCTGAGCCGACTTGATTCGTTCTATCTCTTCCTCTGGAGCATCTGTGAGGGCAAGCATCTCTACTGCCGTTTCAAGGGAGATGACGCCTGCCTGGTACAACTGAGCAATCGACTCCCAGTTCCTCTGCTTATCCTGAGCGAATGGCTCTGCAAAAGTGAAGGAAATAACGAGTTTATCGAGCTTGTCTGCCATATTAGGGTGGAGATACTTAAGAATTGCTATTACCACATTCTTCTCTCTATCCACAAGTTCCTCATACACTTCCTTGCGATTATCCCTCTTGATATAGCCAAGAATCATTGCATTCTTGATTGCATCGCCTGACAGTGTTCCCATGCCTTTAATCTTCTCAAAGGAGAAGTCCGGGGTCATGGTGTCGAAGAGTATTGAGTCATTCAGATCCTGCTTTTCCGCTTCTCTTGTAGCGGAGTTCTGCGGAGGGTTGATATACTCGAAGCGTGACTGATTGCCGGTGAGCTGTATAAGCTTTCCTATCTGATTAGGATCCGCCATTGACTGGATGACATCAGCTGTTGCGGAAGCTATAGGGTCAGCAAAGTAGTTATTGGTATCTGCCACTTTAGAATCAAGCATTTCTTCTCTCTTCATACGTGGTTCTGCTCCTTCCCATGCCTTTGGCTGTGAATAATAGATGCAGTTGATTTTCTTTGTAGGGTTCTCGAAGGTCTGCACATCCCAACCAATAGATGCCTTCTTGCAGTAGAACAGGAAGTCAGGAGTCTGTATGTCCCAGTGCTGAACACTCTTGCCCCTTTCTGTCAGAGTATAACCATATGCAAATGCACGCAGGTTGCCGTATTGGTCAAAGAGAGGGCGTAGTCTATAGCCGGTCTGCCTTGCAAGGACTACAGACCTTACCTGCATCTCATTTGTCCTTTCATCGCGGAAGATGTGATAAAGCTTAGCTGACTGAGTTTCCGAGCCAGCGAGCCTCTTTGCCTTTCTCATATTCGCATCGAACCTCTGCGACTTGAGAAAATCAGTGAACAGCTTGAAAGCATCATCATCTCCATCCTCTTTCTTCCAAAGGATAGGATTACCAAGCAGGAAGAACAGCTCCACCTCGTTGATATATCGCTGTCGTGTACGAGGTAGTTTTTCTGAGATATAAGCGTCACCACCTTTACGGAATTTGTTTGGTCTGCGCATGACTTCGTGAGTCTGCGGATTATACTCTTCGAGAGCCTTGTCAACCTCTGCATCCTTATCCTGCATCAGGTCTATTGCGGAGGCAATGTCTCCATCCTGAATGTACTGCAATAGGTCTCGTTCTGAACCCGCAGCATTGAGTGCCATGTTGCGGAAATAAGTTAGAATCTGCTGTAAGTAATTAGTCATCCCTTCAATCTATTAAAATATACCCAAGTCCGCCTTGCTGACGTTAATAGGTACTCTTATCTTTCTCTTTTCATAACACCCAGTCAAGCAATCAGGAGCATCATCGTTTGAATTGCCACCCTCTTTTCTAAACTTCGTTATTGCTTGATGGAACTCAGGCCACTTATGCTCCCACCCTACTGGGAAGTAAGTTATATTATTGACGTCCGCAGACTTTGTAAAGATGCGAACCTGCTTGTTTTCGGTCTGTGCAAACCAGTTAACGAATGTAGATGTATTGCCTATCAGTCGACACTCCCTGTCCACATTACGAGCAAAGCTTCTACCACCTGCATTACTCTCCACATCTGCCCATTCAGTACCATTAATGGTCAGCATCTCTGCGGTCTTCGGCTCTGTAAACTCCATCGGTTTCTTAGTGTATAGCACATCAGTAACGTAGTTTCCTTCAGGAGCATCTATGTAACATATAGAACAGAGGTAGTCATTACCTGTGTCTGCCGTATCTGTGTAATTTTTCTTGATGCAGTCTCGACCTCTTGGCAGCACTTCATAGGTCTTGAACTCCCTATACATCAAACCTTCAATAGGGGTAGGATGCTGCATGTACTGGGTCTCGAATACGAATGAATTAGCCTTCTCTATTGAGTGGAGCTCTTCCAACGTGTGCTTGAACTCCCACAACGGCCGCTCATTACCATTCTCATCATATGTAATACAAGGCAGGGAAATGACCGTCCATTCATCTGGCTCAATCTCTTGCAGATAACCGCACAAATCGTGTTCGTGAAGCCTCTGCATTATAATGATGATAGGTGTGTTACGGCTATTTACACGGTTGCGAATCGTAGTCTCAAACCGGCTATTCACTCGCTCTCTTACTGTCTCGGAAAGAGCATCCTCAGGCTTGATAGGGTCATCTATAATGATTGCGCCCGCAAAGTCTGTGTCCCAAGCTGGCATGAAGTCATCAATCTCCTTGCCCTCTCTCTCTGCCACTTTGTCCGGATCTTCCACTTGTCCCGCTCCGAATCCAGTCACCTGACCAGCGGTGGATACTGCATACATTCCACCTCCTGC